CTTAAGTTTAGTAAAACCTTTTTTACGAATAATAATATTATCACCTGGCTCATACTTACCGTCAATACATTCTTTTACCACTTCAGCAACTTGTAGTGTAGAAAGCCTGGTACGCTTATCTTCTCCTGGGTAATCATTCTCTCGCATTTTAGTATCTACGCGTCCAGGGCTAATTGAATAGGCATTGTAGCCCTCAAGTCCAAGTGATTGGACGAAAGAAATAACACCAGACTTGGACGCTGAGTACCCACTATGTTCTGGTTTACCATACATACCTGCCACAGAGGCGATAAAAATCATTGGACGAAATAAATTTAAAGCTACAGATTCTCTTGCAACAATAAAGCTACCAACTAAATTAACATCTATTTCTTCTTTCCAATGATCTATGTTGGAATCTTTTACGACCTGTACATGAGATATTCCTGCACAATTAACAATTACATCCGGTTGGTATTTCTTTAACGTATTACGTACCTGTGAAGCATCTCTAACATCGCATTCTTCTTTAGGAACGTTTACTGTATCTGGATATAGCTGTTTAATACCTTCACCGATATCACTCTTACCAAAAATTAATACTTTCATAATACAACATCTCCGTTCTCAACTTTGTCTAAAAATAGTTCTAACTCGTATGGTGTACCGAGCATATGTTTTTTGTTAACATCAACTTCGTACACCGATACATTACCTAGACTTGCAATTAACTCATTGTACGCAGGAGCAATATAAAATTCGTTATTTGTTCTTATATTCTTAGCAATCATCATAACTACACTCTCGATATATTCATTACCATGTCGGAAGTAATAGATACCTGCGCATGCTTTATCGGAAATAACTTTCTTTTCAGCTACTTCTATAACTTGGCCTTTTTTTACCTTGGCATAACTATGATGTGGGTTGGTTGAATTAAACACAACCAGTGAACCATCACGGTCTTTAGAATGCTCTAAAAAACTATCAAAGTCCCACTCGAGATATTGATCACAGTTTGCAATAACTAACGGCTCTAAATTATTAATGTAATGCAGGGCCATCAAAGTGGTACACGCGGCACCTTCAGTAACAATATCTAACGGAATAATTGTACCTTGTTTTTCAAGAAATTCTTGAAGTCCGTTATCTAAATGTTCCTTCAATGCAATAAAAATAAAATTACATTCACTGTGTTTGGACGTAAGTGAATCTATGACTCGTTTGATCATAGGAACACCAAACACATCAATCATTGGTTTAGGTTTATCGTAACCACTCTCAACAAATCTCTGACCTCTACCGGCCATTGGAATAACTACATTAATCATTTTAAATCCTTATTATGAAAATCTATCATATGGTTATTTATACCTTGCATCAAATCTAATTTTTAAACATATACTACCTTAAAACTGGCCTGCCCGGAGGGATTCGAACCCCCGACCCACAGCTTAGAAGGCTGTTGCTCTATCCAACTGAGCTACGGGCAGAATATTTAAATTTTTTCTGTAAGAGTTATGTTTGCAGAAACAACATATCTTTTCCCCTCAAAAAAACTAGGAGGAACTTCGTGTACCATCCAACCAGGAAAAAGAACTAGTAATCCATCTTTAGGTTCAACATAGTTATTCAATTCCGGAAAAACTAAATTAGGACAATTTTCCGGAGGATTGATGTAATATACTACAGACCATACAAAAGGCCAATGATCATGAGGTAAAGTATATTCATTGCTTTCATAACAAATACCCCACATTTCTTTAATTGTAAAATTAAAATTAGATGCGCATTTAAACCGATATTCGGTTACTTCCTCAGCAAAGTCTAACGCATGTTTAGATAATTCATTGAATCCTTTTTCCTTCATAAGATACCAATCTGTCATTTTTGCTTTAACATTGGTATTTTTTTTCTGTACATCGGAAAACTTATCTATAACATCAATAATATCTTTTTGAAAAGATTTATCCTCAACAATTTTAGTATAGTAAGAGTAATTCTTTAATTTATTCATAATGAGTTAATATTAACTTGGTACTATTTTTGGAATGTATGGAACCGCTCTAGGTCCACCATACAATTGCTCAAAAAGTTTTTTTGCTTCTTGTGGGGTATCAGCCCACACTCGTTTTGTTTCTTCACCTTGCGGTGTTCTTACTGTAGTTTCATACATTGGCATAACACTATCCTTATGGTAGGAGATAACGGGGTCGAACCATTGACCTTCGCCTTGTAAGGGCGCTGCTCTACCACTGAGCTAATCTCCTAATGGTGGATGACCAGGGAATCGAACCCCGTATGCCCGAGGCGACGGATTTACAGTCCGCTGCAGTCACCAATGCTGCTCGTCATCCTAAAACTGGCTCCAGCGGTTGGGATCGAACCAACGACCAATTGATTAACAGTCAACTGCTACTACCTCTGAGCTACGCTGGAATAAATTATGGTGCCCAAGGAGGGACTCGAACCCCCACCCGAAGACTAGCTCCTAAGGCTAGCGTGTCTACCATTTCACCACTTGGGCATTTGGAAGGCTACGAGCACCCAGCGCTCGCCCCTTCCTGAGTTGTTACCCTGTCCGACCGATTCCATTAAGGACTGTCGATACAGCCCTCCGAGACTTTTCGTAGCTTCTTCCCAGAAGTTTCGAGGTTGCTTGTGTCTCGGCACCCCGGCATTGTGGCTTACCGCTGCCCCCTAGTAATATAACCGGGTAAGGGATCCCGGGGGTTCTGGCGGTCTCAAGGGGTAACGATCCCCTTCTTCATGCGTGACAGGCATGTGTGCGTCCATGAACACTTTGAGACCTTATCTGGAGGTAAGGGTCGGATTTGAACCGACGGTTTTACAGTTTTGCAGACTGCTGCTTTGGACCACTCAGCCACCTTACCATTTGATATACTAACTGAGATTACAATCAACATATCAAATGGCGTCCCGTAGGAGACTCGAACTCCTGTTACTGCCGTGAAAGGGCAATGTCCTAGGCCACTAGACGAACGGGACTTGGTACCCACTTTTGGAATCGAACCAAAGACCCCAACCTTATCAAGATTGTGCTCTAACCGACTGAGCTAAGTGGGCAACTAGTACAAATTGTTAAAGAACTTCTTTACTTCAGTATGTGCTAATTATAGCACAACTTTGTGTTTCTGTCAAGCACTTTTTAAACTTAACAAACTTTTAACCCCATAACAAAAACCCCCGGAACCTTTTGAGTACCGGGGGTTGTCAAAACTTAAAACTGTTAAAGACTTAACCCTCGGTAGAACTCCATGAATTAATTAGTGTGCGTGCAAAAGACTCTGGCTGTCTGCCATAAGACATTCCGCAAACTATACTGAGGTTTAGGGTTAAGTGTTTCATATACAATATTTATACCTAAACTGTTATTCTACATCAATGTTTCTTAACTTTTTATTTGTTTCGATAACATTTTTCATGTGCTCCATTTCATATCCTTCAGACAGAGCATAATGATAAAGTGCAGATGTATCCTTAGGGAAGCACATACCGGCAAATCCTAATCCATCTGCTCCTGGAACTTTCATATGAGAGTTTCCTATACGAGAATCTAAATTTATAAGATTTGCTACGGCTTCATAGTCTACACCTGTTTGTTTACATAACAAATACATTTCATTCATAAACACAACTTTAGTTGCCAGAAAAGTATTGATGCCATACTTGGCAAGTGCAGCTTCTTCAACACTACAATGTACAACTTTTTTTAGATTTGTTTGACCTAGTCTAATAACTCTTTCCGCCTCATTCCTATATGCCTTAGTGCTCCCGCCTATAATGGCAAAGGTGCCTTGTGCATAATCTCGCACGGCATTTGCTGCAGTTAAAAATTCTGGAGAATGTACTAGATTGATATACCTCTCACCTAACTTCTTATAAAGAGAAGGGGGTGCAGTACACTTGCTAATAATAGGACTTTTATAATATAGTAAATTCTCAAGAACTTCCTCTAAAATGGAAGTATCGCACACTCCATCATCTGCTTGTGGCGTTGGCACACAAACAAAAACTGCATCACAATCTTCCAATTCATTTATCTTATGTGTAGCTTTTTCAGGATTCGTATCTACGATTCTTACACTGTCCCAAGTATACTCCATCGACTTAGCTATTGCAGAGCCTACAAATCCATATCCAATTATTCCTATAGCCATAATTATTCCTTATACAAGACAAGATAGCGCCCGAAGGCGCTACCAACTTCATAAACACCTGTCGGTTATTTATGCAGCTAGTTCTTTGATCTCAGTAACTTCGAGATCTTCTTCAACCTTCGGTGCAATAACCTTAGCGGCCTTTGCCTTAGAAGTACTAACAGGCTTGCTAGCCTTGGCAGGAGTTACTGCCTTAACCTTCGTTGCTACTACACCGTTTTTCTTATCCATAGTTTCGGAGATAAGATCAGTGTAAGCCTTGAAAGTATCAAGCTTAAGCAAAAACTGACAAGCCTCAGCCTTGGTCATTGCCTTCGGCAACTCAACAAGTTCTAGGGGAGAGTGACCGCCCTTAGACAAAAGCTTAGTACGGGAAACGATGTCGTTTGCGAAACGAACCTTGATAACACCGTTCTGACCTGAAACACCTGCAACTGTAAATTTAGACATATTTAGATCTCCATAATATAAAGGACAACATCAATTTAATTACTACAACCAAATTATATAACCATTTGGAAAAGAAGTCAAGCATTATTTGTCCAAAATTTGTCGGACTTTATCCGAATGGCTACACTTGCGACGGAAACTAAACCCTGTACAATCGCACGTAATTTTTCCGTCCTTCGATACGACCATATATGTCTTACCCTTTGATTTGGATTTGACTTGGAATATACGCTCGTTCGTTCTTGCTTGTGAGAATTGATATCCCACAATAAATCTCTTATGAATAACTGAGATAGGATGATTGGGTTCTCCGGTATGAATACAAACATAATCCGAATCTACCCATTTAAGATTTGGCACAATCCTACCACTGAAGGTAGTGTAGTCATAGTCCTTACCGAGCCGCGTCGAGCGCATCTTGGTCTGAATTTCTGCGTATTGTCCTACAATAAAGTCCATATCTTACCTCACACTATACCATAATTATAGCACAAAATGGTCACCTTGTCAAGCACTTTTTTTAGCCAAAATAATACCCTAGGGAAACTCTAGGGTATTATTAAAGTAATAATTAACAGATTAATAATATTAACAAACTGTTAATTTTTCTCGTTTTCCTCCATCTGTTCTTGGGTCCCAATTTCTATGATTTGATTCTTGTCAAAGTATTCTAGCGTGTCTACAATGCCTTTTTGATATCCATATACTTTACAACAGTAACATGCCAGAAGCATCAATCCTAGTTGTATAATGTCATACAACGAAAATATATTTTCTCCCATGATCTCTCCTTTATTTTATACTACGTTTTCATTACTAAGCCTCCGAATTCTCTTTAGGTTGTACAAACCAGTCCATTTGGCGTTGTCTTAAGTTTTTAAATTGATCATGCTCGATAAGAAATTTCGCTACCAGACTATCCTGTAAACCATATGCTTCGAATTCCCAGGGATGATCCCAATAGGACAAATCGTCCTCATACGTTTCGCCTCTCCATTTTCTTACATATTTTGTTTTGCACTTTTTATCTTTCAATTCACCTGTAGCATATTGTTTTAAATGAACCATTTCATGTGCCAAAGCGGTAAACATATCGATCTTTTTTCTTGTTCTGAGAATTTCTATTATGAAATGTTTAGGTGGGTTGGTTGTGGGAATAAAATCACAATACGCACCCGCATCTAAACTATCTCGTATTGTGATTCTCAATACTATACGTTTCAACAACCTAGGGGGTAATAATGTTTTACCAAAAAAATTTGCAGCAAGCCGCAAGGCTTTTGTAAGCTTTCTATCCTTTGCTCCAAGAATAGTAAGTTCCATTTTAGTCCTTGGTGTCTTTCACATAATTATTTATTTTGATATTAGATACTTCTATAGTTATATTTTTAGGTAAATTCAAATCTTTTACAGATATAGGTAAAGGGGAATCCACTTCCTTTAAAGTGTCCTTGGATTGAGTCTTTAGCTTATCAACCGAAAGTAGTTGTTTTTTTAGAGTTTTCATAGTTTAATTTTCGAGAAATCTCTTGCCTTTAGAGAAAAGTCTGCAGACATGACATCCTTAGCAGCGGGCATTTTATCATACTTAGGCAACAAACTCTTTTGATTAATTCCTGAATCTGAGATATTCTTTTGCGCTGCCGCTTCAAGATCATACAATTTCATTTTTGCTCTATCTACACCGATAACGAATCTTTTATTGATCGTAGGATCGTTATATCTATTCTTAAGTTGCTTAACCATTAACTGATTCATCTTCTCAAGATCTTCTGTAGAGATTAGTGCGAACATAAAATCTACGGTTGCCGGCAAACCAAAAGATTCAGAGGTATCTGTTAGTTCTACATCAGTGTTACCATAGCCAGTTCTTGTGGTCTGTGTCGCACTTAGAATAGGAACATTTTCCTCAACCGCCAGGCCTCTAAGTTCTTCAGCAATAGACTTAACCAACGTATAAGAATTTACACCTGCACCATTCTTTAATCTTGAGCTTGCACAAATATTCAAATAATCAATAACAATAAGATCTGGCTTAAACTGTCTCTTTAGTTGCAGCTCATTCAACAAACCTTTAAAATGACCAGAGTGTGCTCCGGTAGTCGGATACTCTTTAATAATTAGAGTGCCTTCAGTTTTAGTTCTAATCTTTTCGATACGAGAATCAAAAATAGCTTTTGGAAGTTCTTTTAATTGATCCATCGTAATGTTCATTAGATTAGCATCAATACGTTCCGCAATTCTTTCTTCAGCCATTTCTAAAGTAATATAAAGAACATTTTTACCCTGCGCTAATACCGAAGCTGCGACGTGACACATGAACAAAGATTTACCAACACCTGTACCTGCCAATACTACATTCAAGGTTTTATTTGGCATTCCGCCATTAGTGATCTTGTTAAAATAGTCAAGATCAAACGGGATTCTAGATTCTACCTTATGATAAAAGTCAAATCTGCGATCAGCATTTGCCAAATAATCATGGCCTACATTATTGTCAAAACAAACACCAAGTGCGTCTTGGAGCATGGCCGGAATACCATCTTCGGACTTAGACTTATCTCTGCCATCTAGAATAGCAACCGAAGATAAAATAGCATTGTAGACTGCTTTATCTTTACAAAACTTCTCTGTCTCTTTATACAACCAGTCTTTATTATGATCTGTGGGATCTAGATTGTTGACCAAATCAAAGACTTCTTGATATTGGTCTTCGTTTAGATTTTTATCATTTTGTGTTGCAATGATGAGAGCATCTTTGCTAGGCGAGGAATTATAGTTATCAATAAAACCTTTGATCTTATCAAAAACTATTTTTTCATTGAAGTCTAAAAAATAATCCCGCCTTAAAAACGGGATTACTTTTCTCATATAGTCTTCATCATTGATTAGATTCTGTAGAATTACGGTTTCTATCTTCGTGTACATTTACAGCCTTTATAAGAATGTCTTGAATAATAAATGACAGTACCTGATTAAATTCATCCTCATTTATTTCTGTAGGGGGAGCTAAGGAATAAACAATATCATAATCGACGGATACGTTATTGTCATCTTCCATTTTAACATCATTGATTGCGAGCGTCAATTCGTTAAAAGTTCCTTCAAGTATTCTAACACCCCAAGCCTCTTTGCCATCCTTTTGAATGCTCCATGGTTCATACTTCACTTGCATTTTCGAACTCCTCTTCTAAATCAACATCGGTTAGAGAGGACATTATATTTCCCCCAGCAACCAGATATCTGTTTTCGATATAGTCTCTAAACTCTTTATCCTTTAACACAGGAAGCCAAAACTCTTTTGTATAGGTATCCTTCTGACGATACTTCTTATCCTCGCCCTTTATTGAGTACCAACCATTGGAAGGCTTAGTAACAAATCCACCTTCTAATGCAACATCTAAAAGACCAGACCACTTACTAATACCACCATCAAAAGAAACTTCAATTGGAATTTTAGATTTTTCTCTTACGAATCTAGACTTCTCTACGTTAACGATAAAGTTATAGCCGGTAACTTCAGTACCATCTTTTTCTTGCTGCCTCCCAATAATAAAGATGTTATCTGCAGAATAATAAATGCCTGTTCCTCCAGACACAATCTGTTTAGGATACAATCCAATCTCCGAATAAGTATGATTAACCACAACCATTGGGATATCTTTGATGGTTAAATGCGGAGTAATCATACGAAACAAAGATTTCATCTGTTTGGCTCTGGTCATGTCCGCAACAGACTTGCCTTCCAGAGCATCATCTACTTCTTTCTTGGATGCTAGATTTCCTACAGAATCAACTATAACAATAACATGATCCCCTCGTTCTACATTGTTTATCTGAGACATCACATCAAATTTTAGTTGTTCAATATCTGTTATGGGAGTATGAAGAACTCTGGAGGTGTCAATACCGAAGCTATCAAAATAAGACTGAGGACTACCAAACTCAGAATCGTAAAACAATACAACAGAATCTTCATATTTGTCCAAATAAGATTTTGCCAATAAAAGAGAAAAGGCAGTTTTAAAATGTTTAGATGGTCCTGCAAAAACAGTTAATCCGGGAGTTAGACCACCCTCAAGACTACCGGATAAAGCTACATTCATCATAGGAACCGAAGTCTGAATCATGTCCTTTTTGTTAAAGAACTTTGATTTTTCTAAAACTTCGGTTTCCTTAATTGTAGAATTTTTTTTCAATTTTTCAAGTAAAGACATAACGACTCCTTTAGTGTTTTCTATATTATATAAACTATTTCAAGAAAAGTCTATAATTAATTGCACCAAGATTGCTTAGCTTCACCATAATATTCTCTAGCAAAACCATTTGCAATTAACATGGCACGCAAACTTTGTCCATCTAAAATGATATCACCCAATACACGACCACCAAATTTATCCCACCCATAGAGAGTGACTTGACGCTTAGTTGATTTAGCAATGGCGTTGGTTGTAAATTTAGTAGCAAGATTTCCTCGTTCATCTTCTTGGGGACATTGAGCCCGAAAACCTTTTTCTGGAGTATCTACCCCGTAAATGCGAACTGCTAATTGCGGCTTCAATGGTGCTGGTAGATATGGGGCTGCGATAACTACAGTATCACCATCATTGACCTTTAAGATTTGTGCCTCATACGTTACGCCCTGCATTTTATTAGCAAATGCAACTAACGGTAAAAAAGCTAAGAGTGCGAGTAATTTTTTCATGCGAATAATCCTTCTAAAGTGGCTTTGGGTTTTGCAGACCAACCTATCCCATCTAATATCGTTGTCAGAGGTTCTAGAAAAGATTTTTCAAACATAGTGTCGTAATCCGAAAATTCTTTAAGACCCATCTCTTCAGGAATAACAGAATTGAATGCTATACAGTTTTCTGCAATAATATTGGGTTCTTTTAGATAAAGGAATTTAATCTTATCCCCCTCCTTTATCTTTTCATATTTTTTACTTAGATTATTTTTTTCCAAATAAAAATTATAGAGCAGAGCTCCTCTTACGTGCATAGGAGTTGCCTGCTTATATATATTTGCTCTGTCAGTATATTTATCTAATCCGTTGACTCCCCTAGGAAACGATATCGCTTCTGGCGGAAGCTTCTTGTATTCCATTTCAAAA